GTCGGCAGCAATCCCATTTATGCGTTATGGAGGGGTGGAAGCAGACGAGGTTGCCTATGTCGTGAAGGCTGAAGTGCCAGTCAGTGCCATTGTGGGGGTGGCAAGCCAAGGGTGGGGGTGCTTGTCAGAAGGTGAGGTCATTGTGGATGGCACGGTGCCTTTTGAGGCTCAAACGATTGCCTACACGGACAATGTGGGGAGGACGGTGTTGGAGACATGACACTGCCAAAAGTCAACTTCGACGACTCCATCAAAAACCAAGACTGGCCGAAGCGCACCGACGACACCTACGCTGCTCTAGGACTTTCGTCCTCAATCTCCAAGTTCAACCCGTACCACGACGAGTTGGGGCGGTTCACCACAGCAGACAAGGATGTGACTGGGGCTGCGGGCGGCCCTCATTACCACCCTAAGTCGGGCCTGAGAGCGAGGGCGCTTGAGGCCATGGGGCGTGACCCCGACCAGGGTGAGTTGTTTGATGGTGGAGAAGCCTCCCTGGAAGTGCGTGATTGGGAGGGCTACATCCGAGACATCGACCGCCGACAGAGGTGGTACAACAAACTGAGAGAAGCGGACGCCGAACGCACACTTGACGAGCCAGCCGACATTCCGGGCCTGGACTACCAGCCGGGCGTGTGGACCGAGGAGCAGGCTGCTGGCTTCAAGCAACTAGTGCAACAGTCGCTTCATGTGGATATCGCCGACTATGAATCTCTGGTGACCGAGACACTGGTGCGGTATGTGACGAGCGTGGGGGAAGAGGAGGCAGCCCCACTGGTGGCCTTGGGGCTAGTGACTGGCATCCACGATGGGGGCCGAACGGTGGATGTGGACATGGATCGGGCGCAAGAGTTGGGGGTTGTGCCGACCGCCGAAGAACTAGGGCTTGAGATTGCATCAGCCGTCCGGCACAAACTTGACGACCCCTACGCCACACCAGCAATCAGGGTGGGGAGTGACGACTTGCTAGAGGCGGTGGTTGGGGATGAATACCTCAATGGGTTTCAGGCGGGCGGCTCATCCAGTGTGGGATTCAACAACGCGCGGCGAATGTTTATTGAGGAGACTGGGATGAATGTTCCCCAGGGGGCCACAAACACACAGCGGCCAGTGTACGGGTACTTACGGACCTCAGAACATGACGAGTGGGACGGCAAGGTGGAGCAGTACGGCGAGTACCGGCTCGCGCTTAGCCCCAGCGCTATGAGTAGGGCAACCGTCACCATTGGCGACTCTTTTGGGATGCAAACAGCGTTCCGTGTGCAAGAGTCTCCTCTCCCCAACTGGGCGCTCCTAGCCATGGCGAACACTAAGCAGGGGAGTTCTTTGTGGGAGCGAGAAGTTGCCGACACTGTGATGTTAAGGTTGGACCGTTTGCCGGGGGTGCAGGGAGCCATCAGGGAGGGGCTGGACTACAGCGGGTATGTGCGCGAGGAGTTTGAGGAAGGCAACTATGTGGAACTACAGGTTCACGGCGCTCTCAACATCAGCACCGATGTGGTTTCGCTGGACACGGGCGGTGGATACCACCGTCCGAGCGATGCCTTGTTGGCAGCAGTGGACTTGATAAGCAAGCGTAAGTGGCCGGTTGTCATCAACGACTCTTTTGGCTACGACTTGGAGGGTGACTACGACGTAGCCAACCTGAACGACTCAGTTCGTGACCGGTTTATTGAGGAGATGGCCAAGTGACAATCAAAGTGTTGGGCCACCGAGACTCGCTCTATGTAGTGCAAGACACAAACACCCCTGAAGACACTGCCTACATTGTGAACGCCAACAACGGAACCGTATACCCACCCACCCCGCTTGCATCCATCCAGGCCAGGGGCAAGTGGTATGGCGCTGACGATGCTCCGACTGAACGCTTGCAAGCCATTATGAATGGCACGCCGGTATTTCGGTTCGTGCCAGCAGAGGCTTTCCTGAAAGGGGCCTAGACAACTAACATACGGGCGTCTTTGTATTTCTGTTGCCAGGGACGGTCGCGAATGAAGCCGATTAGGGCCGATATTGTCAAAGTTGAAGACGACCAGCAGTTGGTGTTTGGCTGGGCCAATGTCATCAAGACAGCCGACGACCTCGTGCTGCTGGATCGCCAGGACGACTTCATCGACAGTGAAAGCGAACTAGAGAAGGCGGCGTATCACTACGTTCTCCATTCGCGTGATGGGGGAGAGATGCACGTTCAAAAGGGCGTGTCCACTCTGGTGGAATCCATCGTGCTCACCAAAGAGAAGCAGGATGCTCTTGGCATCAGGCCGGGCTCCGTCCCCACCGGATGGTGGATCGGGTTCAGGGTGAATGATGGGCGTGTGTGGGATCAGGTCAAGAAGGGTGGGTATGTGGGCTTCTCAGTCCATGGCACTGGCAGGCGTCAGCGCATCGACCTTCCAGACGGCGGCTACACCGACATCGGCAAGAACAGCAGTGACATCAGCAAGGTGGTTCGACAGAAGCCGAATGGCCGCTGGTGTGTGTACTCAGAAAGCGGGAGGCTCATGGGGGAGTACGACACTGAGGCTGAGGCCAAAAAGCGGCTTGCCCAGATCGAACGCTTCAAGAAAGGGCAGCCGACGCCATCTGAAGTGCATGTGGACAGCACAGAATGGGAGAAGCGGAAGCGGAAGCGGCGCACGCTGGCCAACGCTTTCCTCGCCAAGTTCAACCCCTATCACGACGAACTAGGGCGCTTCGCTACAGCCGAGGGAAGTGCGGGGGCTGCTGAGAGCCACCCTCGCTTTGGGGGGAGCAAGCCACGCTCAGAGGAGGAACTGCGAGCGACGATTGAAGACGCCATTAGAACCGACGACAGGTTTGCTGGTCACAAAAGGTATGGCTCTCGCGACTACAGGCGCATCGCCAACAATATTTCGCTCAAAACGGGAGAGAAAGTGACAGTAAGGCAGGTGAGAGAAGTGGCGGTTAGCGCAGGAATCACGCGTGCTCAAAGAGAAGACCAGGAGCGTGAAGGGCGCAAGCGAATGGTTGAGAGGTTTGAGAGAAAAGAGCGCGAGCGCCGCGCATTGGCCTCCGCTGCGCTAGCCAAGTTCAACCCGTACCATGATGAACTTGGGCGGTTTACGACTGCCAACAGTGCTGTGACTACTGCGGGGTTTGAGGGCAGCGGTGGTCGTGGGGGTGGCAGTGGCACCAGAGACGGTGGCCCTAGCGGGATGGAGCGCACTAGCACCAATGCTGGGGCACCGAGGCTAATGGGCCTTGTGACACGCGTGCCCGAGAATCACGCCAGAGTGATAAGAAAAGTGCGGGCGCTCAACAAGGAGTATCTCAAGCAAGGGCTGGACGATCCCGACGCTTCGCTGGACGCCTGGGACGCATTTGACGACAAGGCTCTAGCAGACATGAGGGGGCTAGTTCACACCATCGCCCAAAGAGCGAGGGACCGTGGGAAGACGACCGACACACGCCCCAAGGTGATTGCTTCTGTGGCGAGCCAGTTGGTGGACAGGTTCTACGATGAGATCGCTGCACCTGAAGGAACCTCTCGTTATGACCGCAGCAGTGTCCGAACCATTGACGACTTGTGGCAGCAGATTGCAGACGAGCGCGGCTTGGACTATTCGGAGATCGCTGACAGAGACATTGTGGAGTTTCTGTAGGCATGACGCAGTGGCTTGTTCGTAAAGCAGCGCACCTAAGGAAGTTCAACCCTTATCACGACGACATCGGCCGGTTCACTACGGCTGATGGAAACACTACGGGGGCCGAGGGTGCCAACAAAACGGGGCGCAGCGCAGGCGCTGATAAGCCTGGTAGTAAGCGCAACCCAATCAAGACCTCTGATGTCAATGAGGCGATTCGTCACCTGGCTGATGGCAAGCATGTTGAACTGGAGTCGGTGGAGCAAGTGTCCACACTGCTTGTGGAACTCCGCAACGTAGTCAGAGAGGCCAGCGAAAGGGGCGACAAGGCTAAGACATACGACTTGTGCCGTGTGTCGGTGCCGGGCACCAACGTGTTCTGCGCTGAGCACAAGGGGATTCCGCGCATCAAGATGCCCCAGTTGAAGGGCGACCCCATCAAAGACTCAGTAGCCGACAAGATGCCGCGTAACAAGCGTGGGGAGGTCGATCTGGCCGAGCCATATGTAAAAGACTTGAAGAAGCGCGGGGTCAAGGTCACTCGTGAAACCGTCAAGGCGGCCCACCTGAAAGCCAGCCAGTCAGAGTTGGTGGGAGCCAAGGTGGCCGGGATGTTGCAGGCTGCTAAAGAAGGCAAGTTTGATCTGGACGTTGGCGAGGTGTTCATCAGCAGAGACGGCTATATCATTGACGGCCACCACCGCTGGGCCACAGTGGTGGGCATGGACGCTAGCGACGACGGGAAACTGGGTGGCCTGACCATGAAAGTGGTGCGAGTGGGCATCCCCATTTTGGAGGTGCTTCGTGACGCTAATGATTACGCCAACAAGATGGGCATTCAAGCCAAGGTGGGCAAGGCGCAGCCACACTGTGTTGGTTGCCAGACAGACTGGCTTGCCAGGAAGGCTGCGTTGCTCCGCAAGTTCAACCCGTACCACGACGAGTTGGGGCGGTTCACCACAGCCGGTGCCGCGCACACCATCTCCGGCGACCTTCCAGCGTCAATGTATGGCGGGGCGTCGCACCTCGCAGCACTTGCCTCAGCAAATGGCGGGTTCACGTTTGACCAAAAGCGTGGCAGGTTTCGCCGCTCCGGCAATGCAGTAGCCACCTTTGAAGAACTTGAAGCCCAGTTCTCTCTAGATGAGTGGGCGAGGTCTGGGCCGCAGAAGGTCAGAGAGTACATTGCCAAGAACCAGGGCGCTTTGAGCACCCCCAATGCCCATGTAGGGGCTTGGAAGGGCGAGCGCGGTGGTCAAGAGTGGGTTTTTTTGGATGTGTCAGCCGTTGTGAACTCGCACAAAGAGGCAGCCGATTTGTCTCGCTCCACCAACCAGCAGGCATTTTGGGATTTGGGGGAGTTCGTTGAGTACCGTCGCAAAGACGACAACCTCTATTACTCCTATGCGGACGGTGCATTCCTTGACCCCACTGAGGTCGGCAAGCGCCAAAAGAGTGGGGCGGTCTACTACATCACTCCGAGTGCAGCCAAGAACGACAGTGCCTTGAAGATGTTTGTGGAGGCAGTAGCCAGCGGCACTCCAGTTTCAACAAACTAATGGAGTGAGCAGCCTGGACGGGCTAGGCAAATAGGGCAATGGGCCTATTCCGTGCCGTGATTCGCAGCGTGTTTACACCAATCTCTATCATTGCAGCCGTATGCCTTCCACCGGGAATAGATTGACGGACATGGAGTTTGACGAGATCAGTCTCGTTACCCGCCCCGCCAATCAACTCAGCAAAGTCGTTCTCTACAAAGGAGACACACCAATGGCAGAAGCCGACACCTTGGATGCCGAATCTGAGGCTACTGATGATCCTGTGGATAAGGGTCATCCCAAGAACCCTGGTCGTGACGACGCCGTTACGGACGAGTATGACGAGGAAGAAGACATGAGCAAGCAGTCCGATGAGATCGCTGCCATGTTGGACTACATCGACACGCTTGAAACCACCAACAACGAGTTGCTGGCCAAGGTTGACGAACTGGCCCAGCGTGATGCTCAGACGGAAGAAAGCATCCTGAAGTCGGCTGACCCCGCCGTTGTTGAACTCGTCAAGGCTGCCGAAGACCGAGCCGTTGCCGCCGAGGCGATTGCCAAGGCCGAACGGGACCACCGTCTGGAGCGAGAGTTTGTCGCTAAGGCCGCTGGCTACGACCGCTTGTCGGTTAGCGCCGAAGACTTTGGCCCTGTCCTGAAGGCGGCTGCCGAAAGCATGGACGAGGAGCACTACGCAACTCTCACTCAGGTTCTGGATGCTGCCAACGAGGTCATCAAGCAGGGTGCTGCCTTCAACGAGATTGGCGCTCTCCCCTCGTTCGATGCCGACTCCGGCATGGGGCGCATTGAACAGGCTGCCAAGCAGTACCAGGCTGAGGACGCCACGCTCACCCGTGAAGCCGCCATCGCCAAGGCGGTCAGCGAAGACCCGACTCTCTACGACGCCTACTTGAAGGAGGCTCGCTAACCATGGCTTATGAAGCCGCACAACTGAAGTTCGGCAACCTGACGGCTGCTGCTGACCTCAGTTCCAAACAGTACCACTTCGTCAAGTTGGCGAGTGCTACCACGGTGAATGTTTGCACCGCCATCACGGACTTGCCGATTGGCATTCTCCAGAACGACCCGACCTCCGGCCAGGCCGCCGAGGTGACCATCTTTGGTATCAGCAAGGTGGTCGCTGACGGCACCCTGGCCGCTGGAAATGTCATCGGCACTTCGGCTGACTCTCAGGCTGATGCCATCACCAGAGGCACTGACACCACGGTGACCGTCATGGGCGTAGCAATTGAGGCTGCGTCGGCCGGTGAGACTGCCACCATGTTCCTCAACCCGAGCGGCGCTCGCGCTGCCTAAGGAGACATAACCGATGCCTCAGCCAACTACCTCAGATGTTCATGTTGATGCGATTCTCACGAACATTAGCCTCGCTTTCCTTCAAAGCGAAAATAACTTCGTTGCTAACCGTGTCTTCCGGTCGATCCCGGTAGAGAAGCAGAGCGACAAGTACTTCGTCTACACCAAGGGTGACTGGTTCCGTGACGAGGCCGCTGTTCGTGCCCCGGCTTCGCCGTCGGCCGGTAGCGGGTACACACTCAGCACTGCTACCTACAACGCTGATGTCTACGCTTTCCACAAGGATGTGGACGATCAGACTCGTGCCAACGCTGACGCTCCCCTGAGTCCCGACCGGGACGCCACTGAGTTCATCACTCAGCGGATGCTCCTTCGCCGGGAGATCCAGTGGACCACCGACTTCTTCACCACCAGCGTGTGGACCACCGACAAGACCGGTGGAACAGACTTCACCAAGTGGTCGTCCTACGCCTCCAGCGACCCGATTGAGGATGTGGAGGCCGGTAAGGCCACCATCCTTGCCTCTACCGGGATGCTGCCCAACACTCTGGTGCTGGGCTACGACGCCTACCGCCAGTTGCGGAACCACCCGGACATCATTGACCGGGTGAAGTACACCTCGTCCAACACGGTGGACACCGACACGATTGCCCGGCTGCTTGGCCTGGATCGTGTGCTGGTGTCCCGTGCGGTCAAGAACACCGCCGCTGAGGGCGCTTCGGTCAGTATGACCAGCGTGGCCGGGAAGAACGCCTTGCTCTGCTACGTCGCACCCAACCCCGGCATCCTCACCCCCACCGCTGGCTACACCTTTGAGTGGCGGGGCGTGTCGGACGGCTTGGGCCAGACCGTGGGCATCTCCCGGTTCCGTATGCCGGAACTCCGGTGTGACCGGATTGAGAGCCAGATGGCCTGGGACAACAAGGTCATCAGCGCCGACCTGGGGTACTTCTTCAGCAACGCCGTCGCCTAGTCCGCAAGGAGCAAAGACACCATGTCTTACAACCGCTTGACCCAGGGTCAGGGACTCTTTGGCGATCTGGTCGTAGAGGACAGCAAGGCCGACAACGGCGCTGCTGTACCTCGCACTTCGATCATCACAATGACCGCCGCCACAGGTGCCGGTGGTGCCCTGGCCTGGGAGAATGCTTCCGGCCAGCGCATCATCGTTCAGAGTGTCATCATCGACATCACCACAGCATCTGGTTCGACCACCACCATTGACGTTGGGGTCGCCGCTAACGGGACGACCAGTGATGACACGCTCATCGACGGCAAGACCACGGCTACGGCTCAGGTCATCAACTCTGCCGACGATGGTGGCACGAACGGGGCACTGTCTCGTGCCGTGGCTTCCGGGTCGTTTGTCACCGGCAGTATCACGGGCACCATCGGCTCGTTTGCTGGCACGGCGTACATCACCTGGGTTCCTTCTTCCAACTAACAACCAGAAGGGTAAGTGACCATGCCCGTGTCCGATCCTTTGGCCGGTGCCGTGTCCCCCGACACGACCTGGGCCGTCTGCCTTCGTCCGTTTGACGCCACTGGCCACCAGTTGATGCGTGGTGAGGTGGTCAACACCGAAGCGTGGCCAGCCCACCGGGTGTCCACCATGGTGGAGCGACGATACCTCGAAGTCCTAGCCGTCGGAGTCCCCATCCCAGCACCTACCCGTGTTGAGGGGGTCAACCGGCGCATCATCAAGTTGGAGGATGTGCAGAAGGCTCAGGAAGCCGCTCAGGCTCCTGCGACTGCCACCAAGGCAGCCAGTAAGCCCACCCCCACCCGCAAGTCTCAAAAGCCTAAAAAGCCCAACACTAAGAAGTCGTAGTAGGCGGCTAACGCCCCACTTTCAGAAGCACCTACTATGGCATATAGAGGTGCGCCATGACTTGGAGTTACGACAATACGGTCCTTGCAACGTCCAGCAAGGATGCTGTACGCCTCATCATCGGTGACACCGACAGCAACGACCAGTTGCTGGCCGATGAGGAGATCAACTACTACATCACGAAGCAGGGAACAGTCGTTCGGGCCGCTAGCGAGTCGGCCCGTGCCGTTGCGGCCAAGTATGCACGGCTGATGAGTCGGTCAATCGGCGGCCTTCAAGCCGATTTCAGCGCCAAGTACCGCCAGTATCTGGAACTGGCCAACGACCTCGCCCGCAACGAGGAAGTCGATCCGGTTGCTCCATACCTGAGCGGGTGGCTGAAATCACAGCATGACACCCGGATGCAGGACACCGACCGCATTCCGATCTTTGGGCGCAAGGGCGTTACCGATAACCCTCGTTATTCGGCAGACAACGAGTACACTCCGTATCAGTACCGGGTGTAGTCATGTGTAGCCGGGTGTAGCCAATGGCCCTTGACAGGCAACTCAGCACGTTCATGCCGGACACGGTGACCATCCATCCGTACTCTGCGTTCAACAACTACGGGGAAAGGTCATACGGTTCTAGCCGCACCGCCTCCGCTTATGTGGAGCGCCCGGTGACGCTTGACGACTCCGGCATGGTGGAGGAGCAGATTCATCCCGTGCGGGCATACATTGCCGACACCTCCATCGGGGTGAAGGACAAGATCGTGCTGCCCGACACATCAGCGCCGGAGATCAAGACGGTTTCGGTCCACACCGAGGTAGGCGGCTTGGACCATACGGTGGTGACGTTCCGGTGAGCGCCAGCATCAAGATCACCGGTGACACAAAGACGATTGACACACTTTCGTTGAACAACGCCTTGAACGGTGAGATTGCAGCAGCCTTGTATCGGTCGGCTGAAATGATTATGACCGACTCAAAGCGCAACTATGTCCCGGTTGACACAGGTGCTTTGATGAGGTCAGGCACCGTACTGCCTCCCACCACAGACACCAGTGGCCGCATCACCGTCACCCTGGGGTACGGCGAGCCATACGCCCGGATTGTCCATGATCGACCGCCCAGCATCGGCCAGGGCAAGGTGAAGTACTTGGAGAAACCCTTTGTGGGGCACATGGCTAGCGCCAAGCGCATTTTGGAGCAGCACCTCGCCAGGGCGATCTCTGACATCAAGAAGTCGCAGAGGGTCACCAACCCAAACGCCTGGAAGCAGTACGACACCTCTGATGGTCCTGAACAGGGGGATGGCGATGGCGCTTCTTGATGAGGTTGGCACTTACATCGGCACCAACGTGACCGGCCTAACTCTGGGCACAAACCTATTTCTAGGGCTGCTGCCCGACACTCCAGGGGACTGTGCTGCCATCTTTGAAACGGTCACCGACGTACCGATGTTTGCCATGAACGGAGCCAACTCTGAGCCGGTGCTGGAAAACCCCCGAATGATGCTGTACGTCAGGAACGCCTCTTACAGCACCGGGCGCTCCCTCATCGACACGGTGTGGAAGCAAGTCCAGAACGTATCCAACGACACCTTGTCCAGCGTGAACTATCTGAGGATTCAGGCGCTGGGCAGCCCTGAGTTCTTGGAGAGAGACGAGAACTTCAACACCATCTTCTCTGCCAACTTTCAGGTAATGAAGGCCCTGTCGTGAAAGACCCCTATGGGGAGCGGCCCACGCGCACAGACGAAATGGTCAGGTGCTGGAGGTGCAAGAAACTGCTGGCCGAGGTCACCTCCCGCCCCTGGCAAATCAAGTGCCCGCGGTGCAAAGGGCTAAATCGGCAAGGCGAGTTCCGGCCCGAAGGTGTTGTGAACTAGCATCAGCACATACATCTTTATAGTTTCGTGAACTTCGTGTCCCCATTGGTCTGTGATGCCGTGAGCCGGTGTGCTCCCTTGTCACTTGCTAGTGGGGTGCGCCCGTTCGTAGGAGCAAATCCATGGCAAGCAACAAGGGGACCGGCAGCAGCAAGGCTAGTCGGAGCAGCAAGGCGTACCGAGCCACCGTCAACATCGAATACCCAACTCGTGACGGCGGCTATGTGTATGTGGCTGCGGGAGAGATCGCTTCTGAGATTCCCACTAGCACTTTGCGCGCCTGGATTGAGCAAGGCATCTTGGAGGAGCAGTAATGGCGTTCTATCACGGAAAAGACACCCAGGTCTTTGTGGACTCATACAACCTGAGTTCGTACCTGAACGAAGCGACCATCGCTTCAGCCGGAGAGCCAGGGGAAACTACGACGTTCACTAACAGCAGCAAAACCTTCATCAAAGGGCTGACCTCTGGAACCCTGAGTATGGGCGGGTTGTATGAGGCGTCTACCGACATCGACCCCACCGGGACCACCAAGACGTTTGACCAGTTTTTGGATGGCCTGAACTCCACTGCCAACCCGTCAGTTGTAACTGTTGTCCCGTACACCATGGCGGCCGGTTCTTGGGTGAAGGGAGCGTATGCTCGACTTACCAGTTACGACGTTTCTAGCCCGGTGGCCGATGTTGTTGGAGTGAGCACCGACTGGGAATGCGGGCATGACGGTGGCACCGCAGGAGTGGTGTACGCCAACGCCTGGGCTGCCGAAAGCCTCACAACCGGTTCGGCTGTTACTCCCAGTGCTGGCTCTACCGTGGACGGGACAACGGTCAACAGCGGTGCGGCCAGCACTAGCGGCTATCTGATTGCTTGGCACATCACAGCCAACACTTCGGATGCTGCCCAAGCGATCAAGGTGCAGCACAGCACCAACGGTTCCTCATGGTCAGACCTCACCACCATTGAAGCCTCGCTGTCAGCCGGGGCGCTTTCGTCCGGCATTGCTGGGGCGACATCAGGCACACTCAACCAGTACCTGCGATTCCAGTTCTCCGCTGCTAGTGGATACAGCAGCGGTACTATCACGCCGATCATTTCGGTCGGGCGTATTTCGGCCAAACAAGCATAAGGAGCGACAGAGATGGCCTTCAAGCACGGTTCCGACTCCACGGTCACGGTGGATGATTCGGGCGGCACCGCCCGGTCGATCACTGGCGTGGACAACGTAACCTTCACACAAAATGGCGAGCCAGCAGAGGTCACCAGCCTAGGGGATAACGCGAAAGCGTTCATTGCCGGGTTGAAGGACGCTTCTTGCTCCATCAGCGGGTCGTGGGATGTAACGGCGACCACCGGTAACGATGTTGTCCTTGGCGGCATTGTCGGTGGCTCTGCGGGCACCATTGTGTACTCGCCGGACGGCGGCACAACCACTTACACCTTTGAAGCGTTCTGCACGAGTTACGAGATGTCCAGCCCGGTAGCCGACAAGGTGTCGTTCTCTGCTGACTTCCAGCAGACCGGCGGCGTTACCCGCGCCTAGTACCCATAACCACAAACAGAGGAGAGTGACCCCGTGTCCCTCAGGGATCAAATCATTGCTGCCGACGACATCGGCAAGGAGACTGTCCACATTGACATCTGGGATGTTGATGTAGAGGTCCGCACCATGACCGCTGCCGAGCGCAGCAAGATGCTCAACAGCGCCATGGACGATTCAGGCAACATTGACCTAGAGCAGTTGTACCCCCGCATCCTCATCGCCACTGTCTTCGACCCCGAAAGCGGGGAACAGGTATTCAGCGGCGATGATGTCAGCGCCCTTCAGAACAAGTCAGCCGCAGCGGTTGAGAAGGTGGCCCAAAAGGCCATGGCACTCTCCGGGCTGACTCCTGAGGCGGTGGATGAGGCGGGAAAAGCGTCCTAGAAGACCCTGAGTACCGCTACCTGTTCGTCATCGCTGAGCGACTAGGGCGAACAGTAGAGGAACTCTTGTACGGAAGCCCAAGCCACAAGCCGCTGAGTTCAATGGAACTCGTGGCTTGGGCGGGCTACGACCGGATTGTGGCGTGGGAAACGGAGCGAGCAAGACAACGGGCTAAGGCAGCAGCAAAGAGTAGGTAGTAACCATGGCAACATCAGGGCTTGATCTCGCCGCACAGATCACCGCTGATGCCACCGTCTGGGTTCGTGAGACTCAAAAGGCTGCCAAGTCAATGCAGGCGCTGGCCAACAGCGCCCAGCAGTCTGCAAACTCCATCACCAAAAGTTACGGGAATGCCCAACGTGCTGGTGGGCGGCTCAGCAAGTTCGTTAGGACCACGCTGGCAGTGGCATTCGGCATTCAACTGTCCAATGCCGTAACGCGGGCCACGTTTGCCCTCAAAGCGTTTGTCAAAGAGTCCATCTTCGGGGCGGCACGAACCGAGCAGATGGCCAGCGTTCTCAACATGCTTGGTCGCCGGGTCGGGTACAGCAGCGACCAGATAGAGACATTCACCCACAACATCCGAAAGTCCGGCATCGAACTTGGTATCGCCCAGAACACCCTGGCCGAGTTCATTCGCAACAACATGGACGCTGCTCAGGCCGTGGACTTGGCCCGAGTTGCTCAGGATGCGGCCGTCATCTCCAACAGCAACTCGTCAGCCACGCTCGACCGGCTGATTTACGGTATTGCCCGGCAAAACTCACTGCTGCTGCGTAATGCCGGAGTTCAGGTTCAGGTGGGGCAAGCCGTAGCCGAATACGCCGCCGAAATAGGCAAGGCGACCGATTCACTTACCAACGCAGAGAGAACACAGGCGGTGCTGAACGCCGCCCTGGCAGAAGGCAAGAAACTCTCCGGTGCGTATGCCAAGTCTTTGGAGGAGCCAGTCAAGAAACTTGGCTCACTTGTCCGAATCGTGAACGACATCAAGATTTCTATTGGCAACGGGCTGTACCCAGCGTTCAAGCAGTTCGTGAACGAGGGGCTGGACCCGTTCGTCCAGTGGATCAAGGCCAGTCTCGCTGAAGGCAGCCAACTCAACACTTGGATCAGCAACTTTGGCCAGTCGATGGCTAACGCCATGGCCGCATTCATTGCCTTCACTCAGGACGAGGACACCCAAAAGACCCTTCAGGGCATCGGGGAGTCGCTGATTACCATTGCTGAAAGCGCCGGACGAGTTGCAGCCGAAGTTGTCAAGGTTGGCGGTGCCATCACTGCGTGGGCAGCCTGGAACGTGGCAGTTCAGGGTGCTGCGGTAGCCCTCAAAGCACTTGCAGCGATTTTGGAACCACTGCTCCCGGTCATCACAGCCTTTGTGCTGGCTCTGGGAGCCAAAGCCGTACTGGGCTTCGCTGCGGGCATTGGTGCGGCAGCGGTAGCCAAGATCAAGTATGCGGCAGCCACTTGGAGTGCAGTTACTGCTCTGGCGGCTGAAACGCAGGCCACAGTAGCAGCCACTGCGGCCACACTGGGGCTGTCTGCTGCCCTGAAAACCATCCTCCCCCTGCTCGTTCTCACAGCAGGTGCATTTGTCCTAATGGAGATTTTCAAGGGAGCAAATGACGAAGGGAAGAAACTAGAAGCCACCATCGACAGCATCAACAGTGCTCTCTACGACCAGAACGGGCTGCTGCCCGACAACCAAGAAGCATGGCGCAACTGGCTGGGGAACAGGCCGTTCCAAAACATCGACAGCGACGTTCAGCAACTTGTGGACACGTTGGGCCTGACTAGTGTCGAGTTGCAGGAGTTTGTGCGGATCGTCCAAGAGTCCGGGGAAACCGGCGAGTACGTCTACCCACCACTGCTTGACTATCTCAAATCACTCAATACGGGGTATGACCTTGCTACCAGTCAGGCAGAAAACTTTGTAGTAGCCCTTCGACTCATTGGCGACGCGCAGAAGCGCACATTCCAGCGGACTTCGTGGGAACAAATCCAGCGCCTGCTCGTGGACTCGCTAGAGCCGCCCTCTGGCGACATGGTGAGTGAGTGGCAGTCAAGCGCAGACAGAACCCTGGAGTTGTTGCAGCAGTTTGCTGTGGAGGCGGGGCTGGCCGCAGACATTGCTTCTGCCAGAAGTATTGACTGGGAGGCGTGGCTCAACTCTCGCTCAGCAGCAGAAGCGATTCAGTTTGCGGAACAGTTTGGTGAGATCACCGCTACTGTCAACGAAGAAGTGCTTGCCTACAACAAGGTTGTGCATGAGGCAGCACTGCAAACCGAAGAACTGGAGGTGCGCGCTCTAGCCCTGAGCGGTGCAGTAGAGGAACTTGGGATTTCGCTTGCTGAAGCCGAGCGCCGTGTGGTGACTGCCGAGAAGGACTTTCAGAACCTCAACGACCGCATCAAGATCACTTCTGGCCTGACGACTGACCTTATTGGGACAACCGACAGCCTGGGGGATTCAGTTGACGCCATGGCGCAGGTCATGTTCCAGGCGGCTAACGCTCAGCGGGCCACGGGAGATGAGGCCGAGCAACTTGAAAGCATGATCGCTGGCGTTCAGGGTGCTGCATTTGCCAACGCCGAGGCGATCCACAAAATGAACCAGGCTGCGGACATAGCGTCAGACGCTACTGAAATCTTGCGTGGCGAACTCCAGAAGGCACGCGACTGGCTGGTGCAGGCTGGTCAGGCGGCAGGGTACAACACTGACGAACTCCTCCGCATGTACGACATGATGATGACCATTGACGGTGCTCCCCCGGTTGTCGTTGATGTTGTTATGAGATTCGGCGGGATGAACACCCAGTCCATCAGCGCCGTCATTGAGGCTCTTACGGCAGTGGGCGTACCAGCCGACATACCTTTTATCGCCCACTTGGAGAAGTTGCTGTCGCTGCTGTCGATGCCCGAGATCACTGAGGCACCATGGAGCGGGCGTGGCGGCCGTGGCCTGGAAGAAACAGTTGACCTTTGGGAGCAAATCCTGGGGGCCATTGAGCGGTCTGCCGCAGCAGTGAAGACGGGCACTAGCGCCATTAGCGGCTACATCAGTGCGACAGAAAGAGTTGAGCGCATTGACGAGGAGATCAACGCCCTTCTTGACCAGCGCAACAAACTCCAAGAAGACGGCAACCGATTCCAGCGGGAGTACGAACTGTCGGTTCTTCGGCAGGCCAGGGCACTGCTGGACCTTGAAGCCACCTACGAGCGGCTGGTTGCCCGCCAACAGGAACTGACCCCAGAGGCGTTGGAGGACCAGCAGGCCGCCATTGACGATTTGGTGGCCAAAGCCCATGAGGTAACAGCGGTTGAGCGAGGGCTGATCGCCCAAGGGTTCATCACAGAGGCTGAGGCCGCTGCGGATGTGACCGCCGCCGAAGCCACTGAGATTGAGCGGCTGGCTAACGCCCTCAGCGCAGCAGAGCGCAGGTACGCCGCAGGGATCATCACCGAAGCCGAGTACACGGCAGCACAAGACGCCCTCACCCAAAGCATTGCCGACGCCATTGCTCCGTCGCAGGAACTGATTGACGCTCAGGAACGCCTCGCTGAGATGCAGGCTGAGGCAGAAACAATCGCCCTGGACCTTGCCATCGCTGAAGAAGAACTGGCGCTGGCAAGTGAGGATGCCGCAGCAGCACTGAGTGCTGAGGAAGCGGTCAAGCAGCAGATCGCCGCCATTGACGAGCGGTTGCGTGACTTGGCGCTGGAACAGGTTGAAGCCGTCCGGGCACAGGAAGCCGCCTACATGGAACTGGCTCGTAGTGCCCCGGAGGTAGTCAAGGCGCTTGAAGCCATTGACGACATGGGCGGCACACTGGCCGACCAGTTCGCTCTCATCACCGAGCACATCAGAGAGATGATGGAGGAGGCCCGGCAGGCTTTCCCAGAGTTTGACGAGTACCGGCAGGCCGTAGAACTTGACCGGTTCTACAAGAGCATTGAAGAACACGGCCTGGGCAACGTAATGAACTACCTCGCCGGGCTGGAAAGCGTGCCCGCCATGGCCAACGGAGGGGTGGTCAAAAAGCCCCAACTGGTACTTGCCGGGGAAGCCGGACCAGAAGCCATTGTCCCGCTAAGCAAACTGGGAGCCATGGGCGGTGGCGGCAGCACCTACAACATCAACATCTCCGCTGGGGTGAGCGACCCGGCGGCAGTGTCCGAGGCCGTTGTTGAAGCACTTCGTGAGTATGAGCGGGCCAACGGGCCTGTACCCGTCACCACGGAGTCCAGCATGTATACATCTAGTGCGAGCACCTGATGGCTAACGTCACTCCAAAGGTCACCGTCTATCTGGGGTCCACGGTCGATGTGTCGGCCTACGTCACCAAAATTGACATTCGTCGTGGCAGGAGCCGGTCCATCACACACTGCACAGCGGGGACGGCGACCATCACTCTCCGCAACGAAGACCGCCGGTTTGACCCGGAGTACGCTTTAGGCGCTTACTACGGAAACATCCAGTTGAAGTCAGCCGTGTGCATCTACGGCACCGTCAGCGCCTCCGACAAGCAGGTATTTGAGGGCACGGTAGACAGTTGGACGGTTCACTACGACGGACCTAACGCCTCGTTCGTGACGGTCAAATGCACTGACGGGCTACAGAAGTTGAGCATGGCGTCACTGCAAAGCCTGACGGACAGCAGCGCTAACAAGCCTCCCACGTTCTCTGAGGAAGTGTCAGGCACTCGTGTTACCAACATCCTTGATTGCTATGTGGCAACAGCGGACGGTGGGGGCGGCTCCGGTGAACCGCTCTGGCCAACCGGGGCGGCCAACCGTGATATAGCCACCGGTCAGGCCACCCTTCAGGCGAAGGAGACAACGACCAACGCTTGGCAGGAGTTGCAGGTAGTCGCCAACAGTGAGTTGGCGCAGGGCATCTTCATTAGCCGAGAAGGCAAGTTTGTGTTCAAGGGGCGCCATACTGACATCGGCACCCCAGCGGTGACTTTCTCTGACGATGGGAGCGACATCCCGTACCAGTCAGTTGCTCTGTTCACGGACTCTGAGTTGCTGTTCAATCTCATCTCCCTGGCCCGCTTTGACTCCGGCGGCGTGCTGGGAGGTGTCCCAGAGACTGCTTCTGACAGCACCAGCCAAGCATCGTTCGGGATCAGAGAGTTCAGCCGGACGGGGCTGCTCAACCGGGTCACCACCCCTGGTACTACTGAAGTGCAGGGCATGGCCGACTTTCTGAGACTGGTCTACAAAGACCCGTCGGCCCGGTTTGACCGACTGGTAGTAGAACCCAACATTCTCAGCACGGCCAACCAGACAACAGTTCTGGAACTTGACGTTGCTACGGCCATCACCATTGAGCGCACCCCCCGTGTGAACGGTGTGGCATCGGCTCAAATCGTGGATGACATGGTGATAGACAACATCGCTCATCGCATCAGCACTGGCAACCAGTGGACGACCACGTTTGGGCTGTCCCCATATGCCGAAATCCTGGGCGACTTCCTCATCGTGGACACCGGCAAAGTTGACTCAGGTAAAGTAGGTTTCTAATGGCACTCGCACCAACCAACTGGAACTCATGGGCCACAGGTGATGTGGTCACTCAGGCCAAGATTCAGGCCATGCAGGACCAGTCGATAAACAAAGAAACGACCACCACTCGTGATGCCCTGAGCGTGGACTCAGGGTCCGAGGGTGCTGTGATTTACAACAGCACCGATAAGACGCTAGAGGTCTATTCGGGATCGGCGTGGGTCCCCCTGCTCGACCTCGACACCTGGGCAGTCTCGTCCGGGGCGTACACGATCAAGGGCACGGTCACCGTGGGCGTGGACGACGAAGGCCACAAC